TATAGTCGTAAGGATTTACTTGTGTTATATCTTGATACCCTTTAGCGATTGCTTGATAATTTTCTGCTTCAATCATAGAAGTATTCATACTCATAGAAGTATAAAATGTAGAATACTTAAAAAAGCCACCTTGACTAAAGGTTAAAAAAGGTAATAATAAAAATAGATATTTAATCATACTGCTATTGTTGTATAAGATGTACATAAAATAGCGGAAAAGTCAGCAGAAACTGCTGCGTCAACACCTATTTTTACGTCTTGATTTATTCCTTGTGTCATAGCTATATTAACGTTAAATTCAACCAATTGAAAACCTGAATTTGCTGCCACATTTAGCATAAAACTTCCTACATTATAGATATGATTACTAGGATAAACAGGTGTGCCATAAGCTAACATAAGAGTAATTCTATTTGTTTCAGTTGTACTGCCATAATTAACAAGTATATAGGCAGAGTGTACTAGGTGCATAAAACCTGCTCCTGGAGCTCCAAGAACTAGAATAGGTGTAGTATGTAATGCTTGTATTTGTGCAGAACTTAAGGTTTGTGTTTTAACGGCTATAACATTTTGAGCTTCTATTTTTTTACTTGTTCCGTCAGCACTTCCTGTAGTGTCTGATACATCAACTACCATTAATAAGTCATTGGCTGCTGTTTGTTGTGCTAATGCTGATTTGTCGGTTAATTTTTGACTTGCCATTATTTAATTTTTTAATATAATTTTTTAACTTTTTAAAATTCTCCAAGCTACTTGGATATGTTCTTCTTTTAACAGTCATAAGTAGTAATGTTTGCCCCCTGCAAAAAACTTTTCATTCTATTACTTATTGGTGCTACATCAAGATTCATTCCTGCGTAGTAATTTCTTGTAGTAGGTGACATTTCTCCTGCATCATTATTACTAGCATATTCAGGAAAAGCTGAACTACCTTTGTCTGTTAAGTAATCTATTAGTCTTTGTCTATAAAACTGTGCAGCATCTGTAGCTGTATCCATTAGAGGTTTGATATCATCATAAGTAGCACTAGAAGATTGTTCTGTTGCACCCATTACTACAACTGCATTATTAACAAAACGTAATCGTAAATAAGGTGCTAGTTGTGAAAATGAAAATTGCACTAATGCAGGTTGTATATAAGTTTCCATTAAGGTCTTATAATCGCCTGTAAGAGTACCTCCATTTATTTTAGTTTTAAGAGCTTCGTATAAATCAGTTCCAAGAACAGGCAATATGTTCATATCCTGAGCTAATAGGATATATGGCATTATAAGGTTGTCATCTACTGAGCCACCTAAAGCCGTATCTTTTTTTAATCTTGTTGCTGATATAAATAGTGTATGTTGTATTGCCATATTTAAACGTCTTTAGCTTTTGAATAATCTAGTGATTTAGTTTTACCTCTATTATCTTTAACTACCGCTTTAGTTTTTAAAGAAGTATATGCTTGTGTTACTGGCTCAGGTGCTGATTTTGATACATCCATAGCAAAGTCAAACTCTACTGTATCAATAGGATCAAATCCTGAAATCCTAGCTTTATTATTATAATAAACTTCTGCATAAGCAGTAGCTGAGGTTGTTTTTCTTACGTTATAAACTATTTTATATATACGGTGGTATGCCTCTCGAGATTCTACACCGTGTGAACTTGTATATGCTATTTCTAATGCCATAATTTTAATCTATTTTACTCCTGGATAATGTCCTCTATTAGGCATATTCTCAGGTGCTGTTACTGCGTCTTTAATTCCTCTTGGTCTTGGTGTGTATGATTTAGGTATGCTATCTGTTTTTTTGTAGTCATCCATGCTATCAGCATCTTTTAATTCTGTTCCTTCTTTTAATCTGTATAAAATTACTTTCCAAGCGTGACGGCAATACACTCCCCCTTTAAAACGAAAAAGGTCGTATGGTCTACCTTTGTGTCCTAGTTGTCTATTAACACCTTCTCTACTTGCTTTATCAATATCTTCTATTCTATATACAAATCCTGCCTTAGCTAATCGCATCATATTCTTACAAAAATCTCTAGTAGATTTACTAGGTTTTCTACTCTTTTTAATATACTTAAAACGTACTCTATAATATGATTTATCTAATTGACTAGGTCTATCTTCTTTACTAATTATTTCGTCTGCAAATTCCTTTTTATCTGTTTTTTTAATAAGGTCATCTGCCCACCCTTCATAATCAGCTATAGTACCCTCGTCTTGCTCATCAACTATTTCCCATATATTTTCATCTATTTGTTCTCCTTCTAATTCTTCAAATACTAAGTTTAAATCATCATCTGACATTTCTACAAAGTCATCAGAATTTATATCTTCTTTTGTAACTCCTTCTTTTTCTTGGTCTTCTTCTGATTGTGTTTCTGTTACATCTAAATCAATGAAATCAGCAGGTTTAAGCGATTTAAAGTATAAATCAAGGTTTATGTCATTTACCTTAAATATCTTGTTTAAACCCTTTAAAAGCGTATTTTGGAAAGGAATAACAACAGTATTGTTAAATAAACTGTAAGAATCCCTTAATTCGTCTGCATTATTGCCTAATCCATTACCTTCTGCTCTTACACCAAATAACAAAGGACTTGTAACTCGGTGTCCTGCTAAAATTTGATTAACGGCTTGTTTACTCATACCTTCCCAAGCTGATTGTGCATCATTCATTTGGATAGGTTCTATAACAGGTGCAGTTTCTTTACCATCATTAAAAGTAATAAGGATTTTACCTGCATTACCACTACCTGCAAATTTAGCGTTTAATTGTCTTTCTATAGTTCTTCTTTCTTCTTCAGTAGGTATACCGTTAGAGAACCCAACGTGCATACTAGGAGTCATTCCTGACGTTATATTAGATAAATGAAACTGAGCTATTTCTAATTCCATTTGAATCCAATCAGTAGCAGCTACATAATCAGGAGCAAATCCGTAGAATAAAGCAGGGTTTTTATCTCTAATCATTAGAATCTGACTAGCTTGTGTTCTATCTTCTGTATTAAATGCAGGATATGCTCTTGGCTTGTATTCTGCTTTTCTTGTTTTAGACCAATCAGCAGAGTAGTAGTAGTGTCTTATTTCTCCATCTATCATTTTACCACTACGTATATATTGAGCAGGGATGTGTAGCATTTTAGCTATCTTACTTCTATCCCTAGACCAGATGACATTAACATAACACCCACCGAATAGCTTTAAATCCATCGCTAGGTCTTTTAATACATCATCATCAGAATTATGTAAAAGCTCTGTAAGTCGCAAATAAGACTCTTTTGTGTCTGTGTTGTCATCTGCATTAGTAGCAGCTAATCCTTCGCCATATATCATCGCACCTATTGACTTAACTAAAGCACCATTAATAGCACTTCCTAAGAATAGGTCTAGTAGGTAGTTAGGGTAGAGGTTATCTTGTCCAAAATTTACCCAGTCATTCTTAGTATCTTCTACTAAATGGGGGATATTATAGTGGCTTAATTTTACTAAATCTAAATTCATAATTATATTGTTACATAAACGCTTTCTGTGTCTGCGTCATTAGTTGTATATTCTGAGTATGTTACTGACTCTCTATTTGTTCCACCTCTTACATTAAATAAACCTGTAAATAATTTTGTTAATCCTGACTTATCAAGATTAGAAGCAGAAGAATTATTATATATTTCTAAATCATAAAATCCTAAAGGATAGTCTGTATCTCCTAAAAAAATTAAACCACTTGTTAAATTCTCACTTGCTACAACAGAAGCAGTTTGATACAAAAATAAAGCTGCTCTTGGCTTAGTGGTTTGAGTAAAGACAGTAGGAATAAATGCTTTTTCTTTTCCTGTTAATTGGCTTGTTAAAACCCATAAAGGAGTATAAGTATATGTGCTTACTATATCATATATATTAACATAAGCTGCAAATACTACATTCGCATTTGTTACATAAGATTGAATCATTGTTCTATAAAGTATTTATTAATAAATTCAGGGTTTTCTTCTGCAAATACTTTTAAAGCATCACTATCAAAACTATTTATATCTCCTATAATTTTATCTTCGTATTCTGATTTAACTATCCAAGCCACTATTCTTTTTCTTTTTAGGTTTTTCTTCTACAAATAAACTGTTTCTAACGCTCTCGTTTAATCCTTGTATTTGCTTTTGTGTTAATTCATCTAATGGGATATTGATATTATCAACGCTTTTACCTTCCCATTCTTTTTTAAGTTTCCA